CAAACGGCGCTGTCTATGGAGCTATTGGCTGCGAAGACAAACTGTACGCGCTGACTGGCGCGACCTACACCGACATCACGCCTCCCAATTTTGTCGGCGCAGATGTTGGTGTCTATGGTGCGTTCGGAACCGGCGACTACGGCGACACCTACTACGGCCTCGACACTGATCCGACGTATCCCCGCAGTCCTACGCAGAGCTTCCTTCCGACATTTTCTTGGACCATCGACAACTGGGGTGGCGACATCCTCGCGGTCGCGTCGTCAGACGGTCGCCTGCTGCACTGGAACCACGACGAGCAGTATGCAGAGCCGGTCGGCTATGCGACGGTTGTAAACATCGTTCGCACGTCAAACGTGGCGACTGTGACGACAGTGAACCATCATGGATTTACGACCGGCAATCAAATTGTGATTGCAGGCAATAGCGTCGGAAGTCTAAACGGCACCTACACGATCACCAGCACGCCGTCGCTGACGACGTTCACCTATGCTAACAGCGGCACAAACGCCACTGGAACAGGCGGAACTGCAACATCAATCGCCGCAGACCTGCCTCCGACTGGCAATCGTGGCGTCATCGTTACGCCAGAGCGTCACTGCGTTTTGATCGGTGCTGGTGGCAATACACGCCGCGTGGCTTGGTCGTCGCGCGAAGACTATTCCGACTGGGATTATGCAAACCCGGCGAACACGGCTGGCTATCTTGATCTGGATACTCAGAACAAGATCACCATGTGCGCCCCGGTTCGTGAAGGCACGCTGATCTGGACGGAGGACGAGGCGTGGCTGATGCGCTACATCGGACTGCCATACATCTATCAGATCGAGCGTATCGGCTTCGGCTGTGGCCTGATCGCGCCGAAAGCCTTTGCGACCTTCTCTGGCCGGTGCGTCTGGATGGGCCGTGAGAGCTTCTTCTTGTACGACGGCGGCACGGTTCGCCCGCTGCCGTGCGATGTCGGTTCCTACGTGTTCGATGACGTTGATCCGCAGGTCGGCTCGCTGTGGACGCATGGCTCTGAGAACAACATCTTCCCAGAAGCTTGGTTCTGGTATCCGTCTCAGGGTTCAACTGTTCCAAACAAGTGCGTCTATTACAACTATGCCGAGGGCTGGTGGGGCATCACCGACACCATGACCCGCACGGCTGCGTGCGGTTCTGGCGTGTTCCAGTATCCGCTGGCGGCTGATGAGGTGAACGACATTTATCAGCAGGAGAACGGCTGGACGGCAGCAGGCACGCCGATCACCACTGGCAGATTTGCTGAGACTGGTTCGCTGAACATCCAGAACGGCAATTCCATTTCGCACGTCAGGCAGGCGATCACTGACAGCGGCTATGGCTACGACAGCACGCAGCTCACGTTCTTCTCGTCCTTCACGCCTGAAGCGGCTGAGACGACAAGCGGCCCGTACAACCCGCGTCCGTCTGGCTACACCGATATGCGTGTCACGGGTCGAGACTTCCGCGTGAAGATCGCTGCGACCGAGGACGGCGAATGGTCCATCGGTGAGATGCGTCTGGAGATGATTGGTGGAGGCGGCAGATGATTATCAACCTGCCAACTCCTCCCGGTGGCTACGACCGCGAGTATTTCCGGTTCGCCTTCTCGCTGCTGGAACGTGTCCTCAGCCAGAGCATCGGCAGACTGGAAGCCGTTGATGGCGTTCTCCTTCAGGCTCCAGATGGCGGCGTCTGGAAGGTGACGGTTGATAACTCGGGCAACCTTGTGACGACATCTGTGCCGCTGGGACAGCAGGGAGCGCCGCCGTATTGATCGACAGGGAACACATGATCGCTCGGCTGGAGGCGGCGCTGGAACACGGCGGCGGCACGTATGCCTTGCATGACATCGTGGCCGGGTTAGAAGAAGGCAGGTTCCAGCTGTTCTGGAACGATGGTGGGCTGGCGGTCACGGAGATCATCCAGTGTCCGCAGAAGAGGTATCTGAACATCTTTCTGGCTGCCGGTGAAATGGCTGCCGTGCTAAAGTTGCACAAGAAGGTCGAGAAGTTTGCACGCAAAAACGGGTGCAACTTCATGCAGGCGATGGCTCGAAAGGGCTGGGAAAAGTTCAACCCGGAGTATGGGTGGCGATCCACCCACACCGTATATCAGAGGGAACTAACATGAGCGGTGGCGGTGGAACCCAGACGGTCGTGAACAAGACCGAAATCCCGCAGTGGGTGCAGGAAGCAGGTCAGCGCAATCTTGCGGCGGCCTATGACGTTTCTGGCGCACTTCAGGGTCCATATGAAGGGCAGCGCGTGGCTGCCATGACGCCCGGGCAGATCAGCACCATCGGCTCCATCGCCAACAACTATGCGATGGCGCAGCCGGCTTTTGCCTATGCGCAGCAGATGGCCGCGCAGGCTGGCGGCTATCAGCCGACGCAGGTGCAGGCTGGTCAACTTAGTCAGGCTGACCTGTCTCCGTACATGAACCCTTACACGCAGAACGTGTTGCAGACCTCGCTGGACACCCTCAACCAGCAGCGGCTGATGGGCCTCAATCAGGCGTCAGACGCCGCCATCAAGGCCCGGGCGTTCGGTGGCTCTCGTCAGGCTATTCAGGAAGCCGTGGTCAACGCGGCTGCCCAGCAGCAGGCTGGTCAGCTGGCGGCGAACCTGATGGCCCAGAACTTCGCGCAGGCGCAGCAGGCAGCGCAGGGTGACATCGCCCGCCAGATGGAGGCTGCCCGTCTCAATCAGGCGGCTGGGATCACCGGGGCGCAGCTGGGGCTCACGGGAGCCCAGACGCTCGGTGGCCTTGCTGGTGCTGGACAGGAATCCTTCCTCACTGGCGCCACGGGTGCGCTGGCTGCCCAGTCTGCCATCCAGCAGCAGCAGCAGGCGGAACTCGATGCCGCGCGTCAGGCGTACACCGAGCAGCAGCAGTTCCCGCTTCAGCAGTTGCAGATACCGTTGCAGGCTCTCGGCGTCACCCCGTACGGCCAGACGAACACGCAGACCGGCCCCGGGCCGTCTGGTTCTGGCCTGATGACAGGGCTTGGCGCTGCGGCCTCCGCTGCCTCGATCCTCGCGTCACTGGCTGCCCTGTGATCGACACGGCAATCCAGTTTTCAGGCGGCAAGGACAGCCTTGCCTGCCTGTACCTGTACCGTGAGCGCTGGGATACCACTTATGTGGTATGGCTCGACACCGGGGCGGCGTATCCAGAGATGGTCGAGTACATGGAAAAGTGGAAGCAGCGGTTGCCTCACTTCATCCATGTGAAATCGGACCAACCTAGCAACGTGCGTGAGCGTGGCTGGCCCGTTGACGTGCTACCGGTTGAAAACACGCTGATCGGGAAACTGATCACCGGGAACGAAGGTCCGCTGATGCAGTCGCATCTGGACTGCTGTGCGGCGAACATCTGGGTGCCTCTGTATAACGCCTGCCGAGGGCTAGGCATCCGCTATCTGGTTAAAGGCCAGCGCGGCAACGACCGCCGCAAGTCAACGTCGGTGCATGGGCAGGTCGTTGACGGCATCCAGTACCTGATGCCGATCCAAGATTGGACCGAGGAGCAGGTATTCCAGTACCTCAAGGATGTCGGCGCTGAACTTCCGCCCGGGTATGCTGAGGGCGAGAAAACTGGCCGCGACTGCTGGAACTGCACGGCATATCTGGATGACAATCGCAAACGGATATACAATCTGCCTGAGCAAAAACGCGCAGAAATGCTGCGGCGGCTGGCGATTATAGACAGCGAAATCGAAAAGCAGTGGATCAAGGTATGACCTACGAGGAACTGCTCAGGCGCATATCGCAGCTGGAAAGCAGCGGAAATCCGATGGCGCAATCGAAGACCACGTCTGCTGGTGGCCTGTATGGCTTCACCAGCGGGACGCTGGCTGGCGTTCTGAAGCGCATGGACCCTGAAACGTATGGCGGCCAATCGACGGCTGACCTCGCGAAACTAAAGTTTGACCCGAACATCTCTGCGGCTGCTGCCAAGTATCATCTCCAGAACGACATCGTGCCTGCATTGCAGAAGGCTGACATTCCGATCAGCGGCGCGACCGCCTATTCTGGCTGGTTCCTTGGTCCGCAGGGTGCGGTGAAGGCATATCAGGCCGATCCTTCAACGAAGATTGCTGACCTGTTCCCTGATTACATCAAGCCGAACGCTGCGATGAAGTTCGAGGGCAAGCCGTTTGCCGAATGGGATGTCGGCACGTATCAGCGCTGGGCGGCCACCAAGGCTGGAATGGCTCCCACTGATGCTGGCTCCGTGTATGCGGCCAAGACGCCACCCGCAGAAGGTCAGACGATGGCTGACTTCGGCCAAAGTCTGCTCGGCGGCATGACTGGCGGACTGTTGGGGAAATCAGCAGTTCCGTCTAGTATGGGCATCGACACTCGCAAGTTTGCTGCGTCTGCGGAACCCGGGTTCTCTGGTGAGGCTGGCAAGCAGGTGCAGACTGCTGCGACTGACTACGGGTTCAAGGATTACGCGCCTTCGATGGGCTCGGCAGCAACGCAGATCGCTGGACTTGCTGGCCTTGGAAACGCGCTGATTGCTGCCGGTCAGCCGAGGCAGACGTGGACACCGCAGGCTCCTGCGCCTGTAAACCGAGGCCGCTGGCGAGACGACATCTTCGCTGGCCTGTTGGGGTTGTAAGATGGCTATCAGAGACGAAATCGCTGCGCTCTACCAGAGCATCCTGAAGCGACCGGCTGACGAGGCTGGCCTGAACTATTTCACCAACGCCGTCACGTCTGGCGCTGGTACGCTGGCGGATGTCGCGCGTGATATGCGTTCTTCTGCTGAAGCGCAGGGTCTTCTTGGAACCACGACGCCTGTCACCCCTGTGACCACGACGCCTGCGACGACTGGCCTGCTTCAGACCCCGGTCGCACCTGCCGGCATGTCAGCAGACGCCGCCCGCAGCTACGTCAGCGGCCTCTACACGAACGACCTGAAGCGGCAGGCTGATGCGGCTGGCCTTGATTACTGGGCGAACCTGCTGACCTCTGGCCGCGCAACGCCTGCTGAAGTGCGTGCTGGCATCATGGGATCGCCTGAAGCGCAGGGCGTACAGGCTGGCGTGCGGCAGGTTCCGTTTGGTTCGCAGGCTGTCGGCGGCAACGTCTATCAGGTGTCTCAGATGCCTTCGATGGCGCAGATGCCGTCGATCCAGAACGCCTTCCAGCAGGCTTTGCAGTATCAGGCCGCGCTGCCGTATATGATCCCGCAGTTCAACCCGGCTGAAATCCCGCCGACGTACCAGCAGATCGCTGGTCCTCGTCAGCGTCTCGACATCTCCAATATCCAGATGCCTCAATGGTTAATTGATGCGGCCAAGAAGGATGAGGCGCGCATGGATGCGGCTGCTGAAGGTGAGGCAAAGGCTGTTACGCCTGCCGAGCGTGTCAGCAGCGTGACGCCAGTGACGCCCGGTGCGGCCACGACGCCTGCAACTGCTGGCATCCCTGACTGGATCGTCAACACGTATGTCAATGCGCTCGGTCGTGCGCCAGAGGCCGCTGGTGCTGCTTACTGGAACGCACAAGCGCAGGCAGGCGTCCCTGTCGCCGATCTGATCGCGACGATCCAAGGTTCCCCAGAAGCCCAAGCGTATCGTGGCGGCGGGCTTCTGGGCAAATAGCAGCACCTGCTGCAAGATGAGGAGAGAAGCATGTTTATCGTGAACGCAGATAACTCGGTCGCCAATCCTCCGGTCTGGCTGGCCGACATCTACAAGGCAAAACTGGGCCGCGCCGTTGACATCGAGGGCGCTGCCTACTGGCTCGGCGTGCATCACGGCGGGCAGACCATCAGCGCCATCGAGGCTGGCATCGCAGACAGCGACGAGGGCCGCGCCTACGCACTGGCGAACAAGAAGGACTGAAGACATGGCTGACGGTGACTTCCTTGGCGGACTGTTCGGCGGCGTAAAGGATGCCGGTTCCGCTCTCTATGGACTGCTGGGTGGTCCGACTGGAACGCCGTCAGCCGGTTCTCCGACCGACATCATGCAGCAGCTGTCCCCCGAGGAGCAGCGTCGCCTGACTGCCTCGACGCTGGGGCAGATCGGGGCCACACTGCTTGCGGCAGGCCAAAAGCAGATGCCTGCACAGCGCGCCCAGATACTCGCGCAGCTCGGCAACGTCGGTCCAAACATCGACGCCCAGATACAGCGTGCAGTGGCTGTCCGTAACCAGCAGGAGCAGCTGCGTCGGCAGAACGAGCTGTTTCCGTTGCAGAGGCAGCAGTTGCAGGGTCAGCTGACGCAGCAGTCGCTCCAACAGCAGATGCTTGAACGCCAACTCGAACAGGCGCGTCAGCAGGCTGAGTACCGCAAGCAACTGATGGAGCAGATGGGTGGTGCCGGGCCTGCTCCTGCCGGCGCGCCGAGCGCTGGTGTACCGGGTGCAGGCGCGCCGCAGACGACGACCGTTCCTTCGTCAGCAGCTGCCGACCAGAACATTCCTGCGCAGCCGATGCCTGCCCCGGCTGCTGCTGCTGCACAGCCTTCAACGGCCTCTGTGTTGTCGTCACTTCCTGCTGAATACCTTCGCAATCGGCTGTCCGATCCGAATGTCACTATCGCAGACATCTACAAGGAGGCGCTGGCCGCCCAACAGGGTGCTGAGAAGACGCAGTTCGAGCGTGCAGACAAACTGCGTGACGAGTTCAGCAAGGTTGCGTTGCCGTTCAACGACCGGCAGACAGCGTTCATGACGATGCGCGACCTCGCCCAGAACAAGGCTGGTGCGAGCGACATGGCTCTCGTTCTGTCGATCATGAAGGTTTATGACCCGACATCGACGGTGACTGGTGGTGAGGCCGCAAATGCTCAGAACGCAGCAGGCGTTCCCGAGTTTGTCAGAGGTTATTACAACAAACTGATGGGCGAAGGAACTTTGAGCGCCGGAGCAAGGGCGCAACTGGTGCGTGCTGCTGAGACGCGTTTTGAGCAGGAGATGGACAAGTTCGAAAAGGACTTGGGCCGCTACTCCTCGCTGGCAACCCGTGCGAAGGTTGATCCAAAGGATGTCGTGGAAGACTTCCGCAACCCTGAACTGGCTGCAATTCGCACGCGCAAACGTGATCTTGAGACGGCATCCAAGACCATTGGTGCAAGTGAAGTTATGGGTCTTGATGCAGATACGTTGCAGCTGCTCAATCCGAACCTGATGAGCAAAGCAGCAAAGGATGCGTATTCTGCACGTCTGCAACAGTTGCAACCGGGGCTCGCTCCTCCTGTCGCGCCGACTGCTGTGCCTGCTGCTGGATATGGTCTTGGTCAAAGCCCGCTCGGTGCGGCGATGCGCCAGTATCCACGCGGTTT